TTATATACTTACTACATAACAAGTCTTCTTATATACTTAATATATAAAATTGTTCTTAAATGCACTTATTATTTTAAAGTATATATCTTACCTTATATACTTTTCTTAATGCAAATATATTGAATAAAAATTGAAATTAATAATATATAATGTAATTTTATAGTATAAATATAATGGATTTTAATCAGCAATTTTATAATCCAGAAATAGAATTAAATGAAAAATATTCAAATGAAATTCATATGCATAGAGTTTCAAGAGGAACAAGAAAATCTGATATAATAATTCAAGGATTAATATTTAAATCAAATGATGAATCAAAAAATTTTGTTTCATTAGTATCAAAAAAGTTTGGTATTAGTGGATGTTGTAAAAGTATGCCTGATTATGATAATATAAATAATGTTTATATTTTTTCTGGAGACAAAAGAGAAGATATAAAAAATATTTTAATTAATAAATATAGTAAAGATGAAGAATTTATAAAATATCATGGTTAACTTTTTTATTTATTATTAATTTTTTTATTTATATTATTGAATTTAATAAATTATTTATTGGTTGATTAAATTTATTATTAAATGTTAAATATATCAGAGAACTTAGTAAATTATTTATTAATCTATTTTAAATTTATGTAAAGTGTTATTGATATATTTTTTATTTAAATGTTTATTTTTTTTTAATTTTAAATGTTTTTTATTTGTTGTTTCGTGACAATATTTTTTTTCACTAGAAGAACTTTTTTTACAAAAAGAACAGTTGTTAAGACTTGAACTAATTTTTCTAAACTTTTTATTTGAATTTGTATTTGTATTTTTATTTTTAATAAAAAATAATCTAGTATAATTTTTTATTAAATTTAATCCTGGTTTTGCTAAAGTAAAAATAACAATTAAGACAGATAAGTAAGTTAATATAATAAAAAGATTCTTTAAATTAATAATATTTTTGAATAAACAAAAACAAAATTTTTTATTAAATTCAAATGGATATAAACTATTTTTGAAATACATATATATATAAATTATATTATATATAAGTTATATTATATATTTTTTGTTAATGATAAAATTAATATTGTTAATTAAACGTAAAAAATATTATTTTTATACTAAAAATAATATTTTAATATTTAATTATAGATTTAATGTCTAATATAAAACAAAGTTGTATTAATGTTTATAATAAATTAATTGAATATAATATTAAAAGTGATGAAGGAAAACTATTTATTTCTAATATTTTTAATTTATATATTAATATTTTATATAATAGAATTAAAAATAGTTTTTTAAATAATAGTAATAATAAATATTTAAATCCTAAAATTGATTTTGTTATTAAAAATTTTTTGATTAATAATTTTTATCCTAAACTTACCATTAAAAATATTAAAATAATATATTTATTAAATAATTTTGTGTATATTAAAAACTAATAATTTAAAATAAATAATAAATTTAATGTTTTAGTTTCAATAATATATGTATATAATGTACTTAATAAAAATAATTATTTATTTAAAAAAATTAAAAATAAAATTTTAAATATTATAATGATTAACAGAATTTATATAGTAAATAATATAAAATAAAAAATGTTGAATTGCTTATATTAATATTATTATTTCAATTAATTAATAATTTACTATTATCATTAAAAGAAATTAAAATAAATAATAAAATAAAATAGTAAAAGTTAAATATTTATAATATAAAATAATATAATAAAAACTTTAATATTGCATAAAAATTTTAATATTATCAATATTTACATTAATTTATTTTGATTTAATTCATAATAATCATAATTATTAAAATAAATTGTATTATATAATTTTTATTATAAAATGCAAAAGTATATATATATATATAATTAATATATATAATTTACATATTTATAATAAAAATTGATTTTTTAAATTTAAAATAAATAAAAGTTATTAATATTTGGTATGAATTTTCCTTATACAGATGGATTTTTTAGCATAGATAATAAAAATGGATTTTTACCTATAAAAGCTCCTTTTAAAAAGTTACCAGATAAATATGAAAATATTCAAAATATAATAAATATATTACCAGAACTAATAAAAAATGGTTCAATGTTAAAATTTAATATAGATAAACTTAAAAATAATATTGAATTAGTAAAAGAAGAAACTGATATATTTATAATTCAAGCTTTATATAGAGCTTATACTTTTATAACATCAGCTTATTTATTACAACCATCATATGAAAATAAGATTAATAATTTATATGGTAAAGGAAGAACTATATTACCAATTCAATTAACACAATCTTTAGAATGGGTTAGCAACAAATTGGATGTTTTTCCATGGTTAGATTATCATTATGCATACAGTTTAGGTAATTATATTAAAAAAGATGAGAATAAAGATTTTGAATATAATAATTTAGAGATGGCATGTAGTTTTTCAGGAACAACAGACGAAACAGGATTTATAATGGTACATGTAGATATAAATTCTCATTCACCAAATTTAATTAAAGGAATTGAATTATTTAGTTTAGACAAAAAAGAAAGTTTAAAATTAATATTAAACACAATGGAAAAAATAAATGAAAGAAGAAAACAAATGTGGAATGCATCAAATCCTGCAAATTATAATAATTTTAGAGTATTTATAATGGGTATACAAGGAAATACAGATATTTTTGGAGAAGGTGTAGAATATGAAGGTTCAGAAAATAAAGAATTAAGAACATATAGAGGACAATCAGGTTCTCAAGATGATATAATTCCAACAGTAGATATTTTTAGTGGAATATTTAAATATTATCCAAATAATATTCTTACAAAATATTTATTAGATATGAGAAAATATAGACCTAAACCAGTACAAAAATTTTTAGAAGATTTAGAAAATAATTATATTAAATTAGAAGAATTAGATGATAACGAATTAAAACTGTTGTATATGATAATAGAACAAATATATGGTTTTAGAAATGGACATTGGATGTTTGTGCAAAAATATATTATGTCAAATACAAAATATACTATAGCAACAGGTGGAACTCCAATTACAACATGGATTCCAAATCAAATTGAAGCAGTTTTAGAATATATGAGAATAATTTTAACAAAAATTAATGATATAGAATTTAAATTAGAAAAAAATAAAGATTGGACTATAAAATATAATATATTATTACTACAAATTAAAGAACTAAAAAATAAAAATTATGATATAAATTTAGTATATAATTATTCAGATAAATCAGCAGAAAATTTAAAATAATATAATTATATTAAAACAAAATTTTAAATATAATTTTATAATATAAATCATATAAAATGAATAACCAAATATTTTTTTTAATTATTTTAAAAATAGTTTTAATATATTTATTACCAGAAAAAAAAAATTGTGATAAAAATAGTGAATCATCATTAGATATTATAAATAAATATTTAGGACAGAAATGCAATGAAAATTTTAATACAATGGGTTTTGGAATGAATATGGGAAATAATATGGATTTCAAACAAGAACAATATAAAAAAACAAAATTAAATAAAGCATTGGAAAATTCATTAGTTCCTGATTTTGAACCAAATTCATTAAATATTAATCCAGATATAAATGAATATGGTTATGCAACTAATTCTAATAATATTAATAAAAAAAGTTATTTAGATCCTACTTATTCTAATATATATGCAAATACAATAGAATATAATTTGTCTCATCCTTATCAAACCAGATATTGTAAATAAGAATAAATTAATAAAAATAAAATATTAAACAATTTAAAAATTTATTTATTACAATCATATATAGTACTATGACTGAAGAAAATTTTACATTTAAAGCAGAAATAAATGAATTAATGAATATGATAATACATAATTTTTATTCTAATAAAGATATTTTTATAAGAGAATTAATATCAAATGCATCTGATGCAATTAATAAACTTAAATATGAAAGTTTACAAAATATTTCTTTACTAGGACAATTTCATGATTTTTTAATTAAAATTAAAATTAATAAAGAAATAAATCAAATTATGATTGAAGATACAGGAATTGGTATGGATAAACATGATTTAATTAATAATTTAGGAACAATTGCAAAATCAGGAACAAAAGAATTTATGAAAAAAATTCTTAATTCTGAATCAGATGACAAATCACCAAATTCAAATTTAATTGGTCAGTTTGGTGTAGGATTTTATTCTGCTTATTTAGTTGCACAATCAGTAAAAGTTATAACAAGAAAAGCAAATTCTAATGAAATATATGAATGGATATCAAGTGGAAATGGTTCTTATACATTAAAACAAATAGATTCAACAGAATCTGATATAATAAGAGGAACAAGAATTTATTTAAATATAAGAGATGATTGTGTAGAATATCTTGAGTCAAATAAAATTACAGAAATTATTAAAAAACATTCAAGTTATATTACTTATCCAGTATTATTACATACAATTAAATCAATAGAAATTGAAGATATCCCAACAGATATTGAAGAAAATACACAAACAGTTATTGAAGAAAATACACAAACAGATATTGAAGAAAATACACAAACAAATATTCAAGAAAATATACAAACAGATATTCAAGAAGATGTTAAAATTGAAGATGTTGAAGAAGAGGAGGAAGAAGAAAATTTAAAAGATAAAAAAAATAAACATCAAAAAAAAATGAAAACAATTCAAGAAGAATCATGGGATAAAATTAATTCAGAGCCAATATGGTCAAGATTAAATTCAGAAGTTACAGAAGAAGAATATGAAAATTTTTATAAAAGTTTATCAGGAGATTGGGATAAACATTTAACATTAAAACATTTTAAAGCAGAAGGAAATGTTGAATTTTCAAGTATTATATTTATACCATCAAGAGCACCATATGATTTATTTGAAAAGAAAAAAACAAATAATATAAAATTATATGTAAAAAAAGTACTAATAACAGACGATTGTAAAGATTTATGTCCAGATTGGTTAAATTTTGTATCAGGAATTGTAGATTCATCAGATTTACCATTAAATGCATCCAGAGAATTACTTCAACAATCAAAAATTCTTAAACAAATATCAAAACATCTAGTAAAAAAATCAATTGAGATGATTGAAGAATTATCTACTGATAATGAAAAATATAAATTATTTTATGAAAATTTTGATAAAAATATTAAATTAGGAATTCATGAAGAAAGTACACAAAGAGAAAAACTAGTAGAATTTTTAAGATATACTACATCAAAAGGTGAATTTGTAAGTTTTGCAGAATATAAAGAAAGAATGGTAGAAGGTCAACCTGGAATTTATTATATAACAGGTGAATCAATAAAAACTTTAGAAAATTCACCATTTATAGATAAAATTAAAAAAAGAAACTGGGAAATAATTTATATGGGTGATCCAATAGATGAATATATAATTCAACATTTATCAAAATATGGTGATACAAAATTAATAAATATATGTAAAGATGATTTAGAAATTCCTGTAGATTTAGAAGAAAATGTTAATAAATTAAGTGAAGAAGAAACAAATAAATTATGTGATAAAATTAAATCAATTTTAGGAGATAAAGTAGAACAAGTAAAAGTATCAAATAAAGTTGAATCACAACCTGCAATAATAGTAAATCCTATGGGAATGTCTGCAAATATGGAAAGAATAATGAAAGCACAAGCATTATCAAATAAAAATCAAATAATGATGAATATGTTTAATAAAAAATCTATGGAAATTAATCCATATCATCCAATTATGAAAAAAATATTAGAATCATTAGATAATGAAACACAAACAGAATCTATTATTCAAATGGTAGAAATTGTTTATGACAGTGCAATGTTATCAAGTGGATATCAATTGGATGATATAAATGGATATTTACAAAAAGTATATTCATGTATTGAATAATTTAATGAATTCAATATTTATTAAAATTTTTACTTCCCATAAAATATCATATTTCAATATATAATATTTTATAAAAATATTATATAAACTAATTTTAAAAACTTTATTTATTTATTTATTTATTTTATACCTTTGCACATTTAAAATGCCGATTTTTTAAATGTTTTTCTTCTATTTGAAGGTTTCTTGTAATATTTTTTAGTTCTATTATAAGTTTCTTTAATTATATTTTGATACTTTTCCTTTGGTATATCTTTTATTACTTTATTTATATTGATTTTTAATTCTTTATGAGTTAATCCATCTAATTTATATAATCTTGATTTCATCATACTAAAGTAATTTTCTATTAAATTTATGAAATGTTGATAAGGAACGCTATACAATAATAAAACTATTTTAGTAGTTGATGATTATGATAAAGGTAATAATAATATGAAAGGGAAAGAACCAACAATATGTAAAAAATATTGAGATGTCAATCTATTAAGCATAAAAGCTAAATATTCTATAACAGAGATAAAAACGCTGTGCAAAATATGTTAAAAATAGTTAAATCTATATTTAACACTGGTAAAAGATTAGATATATTTTATCACAATAGTTAAAACTTTATACATATTTCATGTTGTGTTATAACCAAATTTTTACATTTTTATATATTTTTTTTGGCGTTTTAAATGTGCAAAGATGTAAAAAAGTAATTAAGTACATATTAAGGTTGTAAATTTTATATTTTTTTGCTATATATTATATATGAATTATAATATTAATTATAATTACTGAAATATATAAAATATAATTACTTTTTAATTAAATTATTATTTTATTAATTATATTTACTTTTTTGTTCTAAATTAGATTTCAGTTTTTAATTAGATTATTTTAAAAATTTATAAATAAGTATTTATTTATAAATAAGATTATTCATTAAACATAATAAACATAACTTATATATTTAAGTCCTATAATAAATTATAAAACTCTAAACAAAAACTTCATAAAATAATCCAAAATCTTCTCTTAATAATGATAATTTTTCATTATTAGTATGAGCTCTAGAATTAAAAAAAATAATAAAAAATCCTAAAATAATAATAAAGTCAAATTTTTGCAATAAATTAATTTCATTATATAATTCATTATAATTTTTATTTTCACCATTTTTTTCAACTAATATAGTAATTATTGGTTTACTATATAAATTAAGATTATATTTAATAAATAAAGATAATACAATTAATAATATCCAAACCATAATCATTTCAATATAATAAAATTTTGTTTTTTGATTAGTGTTTTTATTTGAAAATAATCTATTAAAAATTATATTAAAAATAAATGATAATAATATTATTGTTAATAAAATAATACAAAAGTAATATATAAAAATTAATATTATATTTATATTTTTTATTTAATATATAATTAAAAAAAATAATAATTATTTTATTAAATAATTATTATTAATTAAATATGATAAATTATATTTACAAGAATTTACATATTATGGAAAAATAGAATATAATAAATTATATATTTAAATAAATGTTACTCAGTAATTGTCTAAATTAATAAAAAATTATAATAAATATATAAAATAAATCAATACAAATATTAAAAATTATGAAATTTATTAATTATTATATTAAAAATTATAAATACCTGCACAATAAATAAAAACTTAAAATTATGAATATAATAATGGTAAGAATAAATATTTAAATTCTAAAAATGATTGTGATATTGAAAATTTTTTTATTAATAATTTTAATTTTAAACTTACTATTAAAAATATGAAAAATAATATTAAAATTAAATTTAATGTTATTTTATAAAGAGATTTTGTGTATAATAAAAAATCAATAATTTAAATTTAATATTTTAGTTTCAACAATATATATATGATATACTTAATAAAAATAATTACTCATTTAAAAAAATTAGAATTAATTCTTATCCATATTCAAAAAAGATACAAAAAGAATAACTTTATAAAATTAAATATTAAAAATTATGAATATTGAATTATGGAAATTGGATTTTAGATATTAAATATTAGTAATATATTTTGACTATTAAATTATAAATATAAAAAAATGTTAAATAAAATTAAAAATGTATTTTTTAATATCAGAATTTTTATCAAATTTTCTGTAAAAAAAAGATTTTGTATTTTTAATATTTAAAATATCTTGTTTAGATAATTTATCTAATGTTTTTGGATTTTTAGCAATATCATCAAAATTATTTTTTAATAATTTTATTTTATTGGTATTATTAATTTTTATATTTTTTTCTTGTTCTTCATAAAGTAATTTTATTTTATTTTTTATTTTTTTTTTTAAATATTCTACATATTCCCAATCATCATGTGTTATTGCAAAATTTTCATATTTATTTAATGGTGTTATTGATGATAAAAAAAATTCATCTCCTACCTGAATTGTACCAAAAATTTTAACTAAATCTTGATTTTTAATTAAATCTTCTACATGATATCTACTTAAACACATTCTTGCATAATGTTTAATTAAATTATTTTTAAATTTATTTTTAATTTTTTCATTTAATCTTACATTATAATCATAATTAGATATTTTCATTATTTTAATTAAAGAAATTTCAGGTTTTTTAATTATTATTGATTCATATAAATCATTAAAAGATTTAATTGGAACACATGATTCTGATACAGTAATAAATTTAATATTATCTTTATTTTTATATGCTGTTTTAAATAATTCTAAATATGCATCTACAATAAATCCCCATCCTGTTGGTTGTAAATTATCAATTATACATTCAGGTTTCCATTTATGTTCTAATGGATATTTAGGATGAATATAAATATTTATTTTATCTTCATTTCCTTTAAAATAATAGTCCCATATTTCAGAAAAATTTGGATTATCAATAATTAAAAATAAAAATGCGATTTTTTTTGACATTAATATAAAATAAAAATATGATTTAAATTTAAAATTTTATTTATTTTATATTTAAAATTTATTATTTATATTGTATATCTAAAATATATTTTTTCTCCATTAGATAACATTATTTTTTCGTCTATTAACCAATTAAATAATGAAGAACCTGCAGAATATTGTTTTCCAAAACAATTAAATTCAAACAAATATGGCTTTTCATTAGAAAGAATTGCAATATCAATAGAACAATTAAAAGGTTTTTTAATTTGATTAATATAGTTTACTAATATTTCACACCATTTAATAATAATTATTTTACTATCAGATTCATTTAAATTTGATAATAAATTATTTTTAATGTATAAATCTTGTTGTGATATACATGTAATTTTATTTTTATACACAAAAACTCTAAATTCTTTTAATTTATCAAATGTATTATTGATATTTAACCAATCAAATAAATATAATTTTATTTTATAATTATTATTATAAAGTTCATCCATAGGAGAATGTCCTGGTATAGATGTAATAAATGAAATTATTACTTGTTTAATATTAAAATAAGGTCCTATACCATATTTACCTGTTTTTAGACTACAATGTTCACTTCTAATAAAATTTCCATTTTCTTTATCAAATAAATTATCCAAGTGTTTGTATTTTTCATAAAAATAATCTAAATCTTCTTCTAATAATTTTGATATATTTCCCATAGTTTTTGATATTTTATGTCCCAATAAAAACATTTTTTTTTCATTATCATTTAATTGAATATTAATAATTTTATAACTTTCTCTAAAATCATCAATCCATTTACATGTAGAATTTGAATATATTACATCATAATAATCTATTGGTTTAATATCATTATCCCAATGATTATTTGTATTATATTTATTTGGATTATTTTTAATATCAGATAATTCAATAGGTTGTATAATTATATTCATTTTTTAAATAATACAAAAATATAATTAATATTTATGTTAATCAATTTTTATTAAAATTTTATTTGTTTTATACTGTAAATTTTATTATTAATAAATTTTTTATATGAATTTTTATCTGTGAATTCATTAAATATATAATCTTGAGGATAATTTTTAATTTCATTATTATAATCTAAATTTACAATAATATGATAATTTGTTGATTCAAAATATTTTGAATTATTTTCATATAATAATTTATAATTTAAATTTGATAAGCCATTTGATTTAAAATTTTCCCATTTCATATTTTTTTCATAAATTTGATTGTCTCTATCTGAATTAGAATTTAATTCAGATATTTTAATACTTATATCTTTTTTATATCCATTAATTTCTTCTATATCAATTATTTTTCCTTTTGAATTAATATATAAGGGTTTATTAATACCATATAATCTTAAAAGTAAATTAGTATCTTCGCCTTCCCAACCATAAAAATTATTTGGATAACCATTTAATTCTTCAAAAATATTTTTTGTACAAGATATTAAAGCTCCAACAAATGGTCTTGAAGTTTTAGAATCAATATTTTCATAACGTGTTCCATAAATTGCTAATGAATTTAATGAATCTGTTTGTTTAAAAAAGTATTCAATTAATTCTGAATCAGGAATTGAATCAATATCTGCAAATATATAATTAGAATATTTTTTTTTTGATTTTTTATTTAAATAATCAAAACCAATATTTTTTAATTTACCAATATTAAATTTATAATCTGTAGATTGTTCTACAACAATTATGTCATAATTACAAATTTGTTCCAGTAATTTATTCATCCAATATAAAAATAATCTTTTTTGTTGTAATCTTGAATTATCTGTATTATTTCTATAAATTGTTATTATTGCTATATTTTCATTATATTTTTTTAAATTTAAACTTTTTAATGATATTTTATTTAATATAAATTGCATATAATCAAACATTCCATCTTTTTCTAAATATTTTTTATAAAATTTTAAACCATTTAATGCTATTTGATAACATTTATCATCATTATTTATACACCATTTTATTTGATCAATTAAATTATCTAAATTTTCATTTATTGGAACATAATGTTCATATGGTTTTAGTAAATAACTAAACCATAAATAATATTTTGATTTTGGTATTAATAATACTGAACCTAATGATAATTCATGTCCTAATCTAAATGCAGAAACATGACCATCTAAATTTAATATATATTTATATGATATTTTTTCTTGTAATGTCATAAAATTTACTTTATTTAATTTTATATCAATAACTTTCAATGGTTTTCCTTTATTTTTTTTTAATTTTCTATTAAAAGATGTTATACCTGCATCTAAATATTCAGGATATTTATTTGATAATTCCGATGCTTTTATTCTAATATTATCTAAATCAATATTACATCCTGTTGCACTTCCTCTAAAAACAGCTTTATTAATTTTATTATTCCATTCAATATTATTAATTTCTGTTAAATATCCATTTGCACAATCATCAGGATATATTTTTTTACTTACTCTTAACCAATCATCTTGTGTACAAATGCCTATATCTGATGTTTTAAAAGAACAACCTGGAGATAATATTGGAGCATATGTATCAAATTTATATTTTATATCTAAATCTTTATCTATTATATTTGTATAGCTATCTTTTAAATCATAATTTAACATTGGATGATCTCTTAAATTTATAAAAAAAATACAATTAGATATTTTTCTTTCCTTACATAAATTTACTAAAAAATCTTGATATAAAGCTTCAGATTTATCACCTTCATAATTTTCATATCTAAAAAAACAATCATTAGCTACCCATTTAGTTCTATCATAAAGAATATTTTTAGAATTTAATTTATATTTATTTAGATAATATTTTAAAGTATTTTCTAATTTTTTTTTTAAATAATCATTTGGATTTTTTTTATATTCTTCCAAATTTTTTTTGTCATTTTCATCAAAATATAATTCTGTGTAAAAATCATTTTTATATTTACTATTTGAAAATGGTAAAAATATTAATAATTTATTATTTTTAATACCAACCATAATACCTTTTTTCATTTTAAAAAACATATAATACATTGTATTTTTAATTGATTGAAAATCAGTATCAAATTTATCCCATAATTTAATATTTGATTTTGAAAATACATTATTATCTGATATTGTTGATATTATTTTTGATTTTTCTAATTTAGAATACATTGTTCTAACATATAAAAAACCAAATCTCTCAATATCATCATAATCTCCTGCATGATAAAATAATTGATTAAAAGATGGAAATTTTAAATTTGTCTGATCCCATTTTACACTTTCTAAACATTTATCTTTTTCATCATGATTAAATATAAATTTTCTTTTTGTAAATTTTGATGTTTCATATATAGATATTTTATCATTATTAAAATTATTTTTTAACCAAATTATAAATTCATATAAATTATTTTTTTTTCTATAAATTGGTAAATTATCCAAATCTAAAATTTTAATTGTTTTCCAATAATCATCTGATTTACATAATTCATAATCATATAATGAAACAAAAAATTGCACATATTTTATTTTTTCAGTGATTTTATTTAATTTATTTTCAATATCCATTTTTATTGTTAAATTATCACATTCTAAAACTTTATTTTCATTTATTATAATTTTTATAAATGTTGAATTTTGTTTAAATTCAAATATTATGCTTCTATAATAAATATTCATGTATTATATATAATATAAATTATATATTTTTTACTTAATTAAAAAGTTTTTTATACATAATTATATAAAAACTATAATATTTTATAAATATTATAAAAACAAAAAATATTTATTAATTTTAATAAATATTTTTATATAAGTAATTTATCTAATATACTTTTTATTTAATATATATTTTAATATATATTTTAATAAATTTTTAATATTTTTATTTTATTATAAAAAAAAATATAAATCAGTTTTATATATAAATAATATTATGCAAAATTCACATATATTTATTATTATTATAGTAATAATTTTTGTATTATTATATGTTTTTAAAATGTATGAAAATTATGAAACAAACTCATTTGACATTACTCCTTCTATTACAGTTGATATGGATTGGAAAGGTTCGCAGTTATCAACTTATCCATATTATCCAAATAATTTAATTAATTCATTACCAAATATTAAAACACAAATTAAAAAATTACAATCTTATCAAGAAGAAATGGATGGTCCAACTGAAACAAAATATGTTCAAAATAATATGAAAGTTACTAATTCTATTGATAATCCAAATAATTTAGAAGGATTTACCATGATGAATCCATATATAAAATAAATAATATTAATTTTATTTCATCATAATTTCTATTGTTTCATTTAATTTCAATAAATTAAAATCTAATTCTTTTTTATTTTTCTCAATTTTATATTCACATTCTTTATATTCAAAAGAATTTATTTCATATGATTTTAATTCTTCTAATAATTTTTCATCTTCTTTTTCAAGTTTTTCTATTCTATTCTGTATTGCATCAAAATCATTTATTTTATATATATATTCTTTTTCTTCTTGAACTTTTTTTTTTTTAATTAATTCATTATTTAATATTAATTCCATATTATTATTTTTAAGTATTTTATTACCATCATTAAAAAATCTTATATTATTTATTTTTTGTTTAATTATATTTCCTACATTTTCTTCTATAGTATTTTTACAAAATATAATTTGTTGTTCACAATCTGTTTTACCCATTGCTCTATGTATACGTCCTAATACTTGTATAAGATCTTGTGCAGACCATGTTGGTGATATTATAGATATTCTTGGAAATTTACCAATAGTGTCATGAAGAGAAATACTAGCAGACCCAGATTGAATATTACAAATAATAATACGCGATTTATCAAGACAAAAATCATCAATACATTTAGTTCTTTCTTTTAAATTTTGAAAACCCCATATTATACAATTACAATTTAATCGTTTAGATAATTCTTTAATTGTATTTGTAAAATTAACAAATATTGCTACTGATTTACCTTGTGTTAAATATTTTAATGTGAGTTCATATATTGTTTCAACACGTAAAAATTCTATATCTTGTCTTAATTTTTGTATTTTGTTTATACCACGATTATATTCAATCTTAATATTATTTTTATTACTATTACTATTACTATCATTATCTTTATCTTTTTCTTCAATGACAACATCATGAATATTTTTATTTTTTTTTTTATTATTTATTTCTAATAATAAATTTAATTTATCATATTTTTTTTCTATTTTCCAATAATTATCCATGTGAATACCTTCAAAAAATATTTTATTATTAGTAAATATACCAACAGTCTCATCAATTCTCATTCTACTAGCATAATTATTAAATAATATTTTATGGATTTCTATCACTGGATTTGATGATTTATTTTTTGTTATATTACTCATCCATATAACACCTTTTTGTAAAGTATCATATAATTTTAAAACTAAACCAAAAGGTATAAAAAATAATGGCTTGTCAATTATTGTTGCAGATAATAATAATATTTTAACATTATATTTTGATAAACTTAAAAGAATTTTTGAATTTATTGTTTTGCAATTTTTACATTTGTGAGCTTCATCAAATATGAATAAAAAATTTTCTTTTTTTTTAAATCTGTTATCTGATTCAAAATCCCATTCATAATCATCTGTTTTATTATCATTTTTTATTAAATTTTTTAATAAAGCTAATTTATTATATGTTATTATATAATATTTTTTTATTTCTTTTTTTATAATACGTTCCCATGTTGAAACTACTGATTTAGGACAAATTATAAATGGCACAAGTTCTAAATCTTTACATAATTTTATAGAAACATATGTTTTTCCTGTTCCTGTATCAGATGCATCAATTGCTCTTGAATATTTATTTATTGATTTTTTTAAATTTTCATAATGTAATATTTGATAATCTAATAAATTTATTTTATCTTCATTATTATCCATCTAATTTTATAAATATATATATATATTTATTTATAATCAATTTTTTATTTTTAATTATATTTTTAATATATAAGTGAAAATTAATGGATTTTTTAAAATTATTTATACTTATTATTTTTTTAATTATTATGGGTATTGCCTATAAAAATGAATTTTATTCAAATTATTTTAATGAAAAATTTTCAAATGAAAATAATATTTATCAAGAAATATATCCTTATGGTCCTTCTCCATATTATTTTAATAATTGGGGTTGGATTCCTTATAAAGGTTTATATCCATATTATAATCCTTGGTGGTATTATCCTTATCCTTATCCTTTACCTATTAATTATAATTAAACTAAATATTATAAATTTATAAAATAATTTTTATACTAAATATTTATATAATAGATAATTTAAGAAATTCACTTTTTATTTTATATTATTTAATAAAAAAAATTTTATTAAATTACTATATATGAAATCTATTATTATTTTTATTTTAATTATACTTATAATATTTATTATTATACATTTCTTATTTACAAATTCTGATATTTATAATGAAAAATTTAGAGGTGGAGGTGGAAATAGAGGCAGTTTTTCAAGTGGTGGAAATAGAAGCTGGAATAAAGGAAGTTTTTCAAATAGTGGAAATAGAAATTGGAATAGAGGAAGTTTTACAAATGGTGGAAATAGAAATTGGAATAATGTAAATAGAAATTGGAATAATCCAAATAGAAATTGGAATAATCCAAATAGAAATTGGAATAAT